ACACACACACACACATCAATCCAATCAAGATTCGTTAATACATATCATAGTGGGGTGGGGTGGCGGGGGGTCCGAAGGGTGTGGGGTGTGTTGGTGGGGTTGGGGTTGGCGGCCTGATTGGCCGCATAGATATAAATGCCGAACTGCGTGAGGTTGTCTTTTGGCGCCTGAGCCATAGTGACCATCAGACGGTGAGGGAACTAGGCGTTGAGCATCTGGAGTGTAACGACTGAGCGACTGTAGTCCAAACGTAGCGAAGGCGTAAGGTTCTGTCGAGTGCCGAAGGCAGACAGGTTCTATAGCCGTAGCGAGGCTTGGACTATCATACATTATCCTCATTCTCCCGTTATATCTTTATTAGTGATTGATAGCCTTAAGCCGTTTCGTGTCTTAATCCATCCTAAAGTGACAAGAGCTTGTTTATTCTTATAGAATGTTGATATGTCTGTGCCACATTCATACATTATAGCCCTTCTTAGCTCTGCCCATGTTGGCCTATCATTATTGGGGTTTCTCTTTCTTAATCTCCACATGACACGCTCTAGTTTCTCTATTGACATTGCAATGACCTATTTTATTGTTTTGTTGTGCATTATGATGTTCATTCTTTCGGTGTTTAAATGGTGGGGTGGCTAAGTGGGAGGCCGTTGCTTGCAAGGGCCTTTTATTCTTTTAATCTACACTTAGACCTAGCATATCTATTCTTCTCAGGACATTTGAATAAGCGTGCTTGTTTGGGGTATTTACTATTTGGGTCTTCATTCTTCTTATGGAAGTAGCAGAGTTCACCATCATAGTAAGGACATTCTTTCTTTCTTTCAATCAAGTCTATCTGTGACATAAGCCTGGCCTCTTGCTTCTAGGAAACGATATATGTAATTAGGTTTCCAGTCCCTCATTATACGTGCCTGATATGATGGGTACCTAAATATCCTTAATAGTTTATATATATTCCTTCTTGTGCTATTTTCGTTTGCTCTGTGGAATGTTAGCCTTCTTAAGAAGCATTTATTTAGTCCTGTTGTCAATTTTATTCCACTAGCTTAACACTCTCGGGTATGACATTGCTATACTTTCCTTCCTTCAATGTCATAAACTGACACTTCTTGCCTATCAATACCTTCTCAGGGTCTACGATGCTTCCAGGAGTAGATACGTCGGCTTTAAATCTAGCGAGTAACTGTCCCAGCTTAGATTCACTACTAAGGAAGTCAGGATATCCAGCTTTAATTTTCTTTCCTTCTTCAAATTCTATCACCACGTCTAAATATTTATATGGCTTTGTCCTTTCTTCGATTGCTATTACTACACCTATATGCTTACCATCTTCTATAGTCATTTGTTTTTGTATTTCTCTGTTCATGCTATCACCTCGATATTTTTTGAAGCTATGTTGTTTGCTACAGCTATTTTCCACTTACCTTCTTGAGTTAAGTGATAATAGGTTCTTGAAGGATTGGCAAATGTCTTTTCAGTACTCAGCCATCCCTTTTCTAACATAGCAATTAATATTTTAATGCAATATCCATAGTCCATGTCTAACTTACTTGCAATCTTTCTGACATAATGTATCGGCTTATCGCTATTTTCCAGATATACTATAATTCTTGCCTCACTCCCTTTTAGTTCTTGTTTGCTTGCTATTTTTATCACCTTTTGATTATAAAGCTAGGCTGATTTGCAGACCAGCCTAGTTTATGTTTCTTGTTTTTTGGGGAAAAATATATACTATCATAGAGTACTTATTTATATAGTTATATGTTGTATAGAATATAGGTACTATCATATGCTAATATATCTGTATAATAGAAAGATTTATATATTAGCGGCGCTAGAAATCCATTTAAGTAGACAACTTGCTATTTCTTTCCCTTTAATTTATTATAAGAGAAGGCATAGAGTGGTGTAGGGGGTTGTAGGTAGAGTAATAGTTATTTTAATTGTTCTAATAGATTATTAAGTCTTGCAATTTCGTCTATTAGCCATTGCTTATGATATGTTCTGTCTCTTTCTTCTGTTTTTGTTTCAATCACAAACTCTTCTTTTTCATTTTTTGTAACTTCATATGTTGCCATAGTATCACCTATTTTGTAGTTATTTGTCTTGAGCCTATCATGTCCTTTTCAAAGTGAAAATCAATTTCCAATAGTAAGGCCGTTGTTGTTAAAGTATCGTTTTCGTGACTAGAATTTCTAAATAATCTGCATACTAGCATAGAACTGATTGTTTTAGCGGCTCCTGATATCGCTGCAAAGTCATTCACTAAGTGTCTATCATTTGCGTCTAGGTTTGCGTCAATATGAATAGTAGTTGTTCCGGAAAAGGAAGCGTCTATATTGACCCATTCATATTCTAGGCCCCATCTGCAGTCTTGGTCTATTGTTCCAGAATCTACTAACCAATGTATGTGAGGGGTTATATCTGTCCCTTCTTTATAGCTGTGAGGTAATTGAACAGTAAAATAAACTTCTTCTTCATTTCCTTCGACTGCTTGGTCTGTGAAACCTAATAATAAACCAGCGGAGTAAGCCGTCCATGTTGGGGCTTTTGTTGTTGGCACTTTGACTGCATTGATAGGGGTTCTTAAATCGTCCCATACTGTAGCGTTTCCGTTAAATTCTAGTGTTCCGTCTGCTTCCACTTTGGTGTAGTTAGTTGTTGCTGTGCCTAGTCTTATTGATGTAGCGGCGGTTATTAGGCCGTTTGTGCCATCACTAGAGAGTTGCATATCGGTTATTGTACCCCCAAAAGTTAGTAATTTATTATCATCTAAATTAACATCTGCTCCATTAACATCAATTGTTGCTGTGGTAAAAGTTATCTTTTTTGCTGCGGTATTGGTTTTCAATTCTATATTTTCATTATTTGAAATAACTATGAAATTTTCATTAATAGTCCATGACGCAAGGGTAGAATTTAGACCCGCGGTAATAGTGTTAGCGAATCCTGTGCTTCCGTAAGCTACGTCATTTACTATAAATCCCCTTCCCTGAAATCTTAAAGAATCAGCTGGCCCGCCATCACCGTAATATATTACAGCTGTCCCGCCTGTAACTATATCTAATCCGCTGAATTCTCCTGTTCCTGTAGTTTCTAAATTGCCACTAGCGTCGATACTCATTTGTCCTGTGGATCCAAGAGTAGTTATCCCTTTCGCTGTTAAGTTGCCATTGGCATAAGCCTGAAAAGAAGCGCTTGCCTGTGTTGTATTGCCTAACCAAAAATCATCCCCTGCACCAGTTGTAGAAATAGTACTCGTTGAAAATATTCTTCCGCTTACAGCTAAATCAGCATTAACACCAATCCAGTTATAGGCATTATCATATACAATGGACGCACCCGTCGGACTTCCACCAGCATAAAAATTGATTCTGTGATAAGCATTAGAATTTCCTATGTTTAGGATTTTAAAAGTTGGGCTTGCTGTTGTATTTACGTTTTGGTGTGGATGGTTTGTGGTTAATGTATCAACGTATTCTTTATTGACTAAATCTATATTATTGATAGGAGCATTTCTTTTGATAGATTTTTGGTGGTCGCCTGAGTTATTTGGGAGAATTAGATTGGCGGCTATTGGTGCCTTTGGTCTTGGCCTGCCTCTTAGTTGGCCTAAGATTCTGTCTGTTTTGGTTCGGGTCATAATCCTACTTTTTTCCTGTTAGGCACTAGGGAATTTTGAGGTATTAGAGCCGATTCTCTCCCTTCTTGCTTGGTTGTCTCGGCGGTTAATCCTGTAGTGTGAGGCCAGGCTCTTTTTAGTTCTTTCTCTCCAGAAGTATTAGACATTTTACGCCGCCTTAACAATTATACAATGACCCTCTTTATCATTCACAGAGATACATATATCATCTGCCACGACTTGGCCTAATTCTACCATTCTTGAGGTAAATTCAGAATATTGACTGCATAAATGAATAGAGGCGCCTGCTGCTCCGTCATGTCCTGCGACAGAATCTATATAATCGTCTTTCATATCCCACCATGAGATTAGGTCTGCTACTGTTCCTGTAATAAGTGAGGGGGATTGTCCTAAATAATCGCTCTTAACTTGTTCTGCTGTGAGTTCTGCACTCCAATATTTAACGTCAGAAATGCCCCCTTTGAATTCTCTAATTTGGGCTGCGGCTCCTGCTTCTTCTGCTGCTCCTATGCTTGCGTCGTCAGTCATAAGTGATAGGGTTCCAAACCATAAAGTATTATTGGTTGCTAGTGTTACAGTTTGTGCGACTGCTTCACCATCTACATATAATTTAGGTGCGCTTGAATATCCATTTTGTGCCACTGCGACATGGTGCCATCTATGTGGTATAATCACAACATTGGTAGAAGTATGCTCAAATCTATCGGCTGTTGCGTCGTTAAGTTCTACGACTAGCTTTCCTGCTGTTACTCTTAAAGTGACAAATTCTATAGTGGCCGTGTTTCCACATGAAATAATTCCATAGTCTCCCGTAATGTCGGGGATATTGACCCATGCCGAAAATGTGCCTTCTGTGTCTCCTGCAGCTACTCTCGCGACTGCGAAAGCGTCAATCACTACGGCTTGGTCTTCTGTAGCTATGAATTTGGCGGCGTGCCTAGATGGATGAAGGTTTCCTGCTACGTGTAAAATATCGCCTGCTGCCATTTTATGATTTAACTATGATTCCTGCTTCTTCCATTGTGTCAATCAGATGATTAACGGGTGCTTTTTGGTCGCTTGAATTGGTGGCTGTGCTATCTACGATAGCTGGCTCACTTGGTTCGTCCCTTTGACTTCTTGACATCTTCTTTAACCTCCTGCTTTGGCTCTGCTATCTCTTTGAGATATTCGTAATGTTTTTGATTTAACATCTTTTCTGCGCCTGGGTGTCCCTGCGCTTTGAGAGCCTTATATAATCTGATAGTGTTTTCTTTCGTCATTTTAAGTATTGGTATTTGAAATAACGTGAACTGCTTTTGGGTCTGTTAATAGTGCCTCTCCTTCTTCCCATACTCTTATTTTCTTGCCGATTCCTGGTTCGTCCATGATAGCGGTGGTTATTGGAGTGAACGCTTTCCATGTTAGGGCTCTACTTGGCACCCATTGGACTACCCAATCTGTAGTAAATGCCTCACTTACTACGACATTGCAGCCTAGTATCTCCATGACTATTCCACTCTTTACTTTATCGCTTGCGAATTGTGGAATACTTGAGCCTTTGACATTAATGAGATATTGGATTAATTCCTTATGCTCAATGCTATTCATGCCAATCATGCTTCCTTCTGGATTATATCCCGCAGCTCTTATGAGTTGCTTGCCGTTAAGTATATCTGCGATTGGGTCTGCGGTTGCTGCAACGTCCCATTCGTCGGTGGCTGCTGTATTTTGAACAGTTACCTCGCCATTTGTGAGTGGTTGTGTTGGTGTGGCTGCTAGTGCGTCTGTCAATATTGCGAAGATTTGCAAATCAACTTTACGTTCTACTGCCCTGACTAAATCTCTAACATGAGTAGCCATTATGTCTACGTCAGAATCCTTAATATCTTCTAAAGTAAATAGTGGTGATTCTACGAAATACTTCTTAACATAAGATGTCTGCCTAGTCCATGATTGCTCTACTACAACGGGTAGTGATTTGCTCGAAGTGTTGGCAATATGTGACTTTGTTATGTCTGTTGTGTCGGAACTATCTAAAAATCCTGAGGTTTTTTGATACCATCGGATTTCTCTTGCTTTGGTTTTGGAGTTTACAACAAACCTTTTAAGAATGTTCTGCTCGTCGGCAAAACCTTTAGCCAGCTTATCAATATTTATGCCTCTAATCTCTGCTTGTGCTGCTGTGTCTGCCATTTTAACTTAAACCTCCTGCTCCGCCAATCCCAGGCTTTAATTCGACTAGGAATGTTTCTCCTGCTCCGCCGCAATCCTCTAAAGAGATTGCTGCGCCTTTTGATTGTAAACACGACGTGTCTGATGTTTTTAGCCTTTGTGCTGTTCCTGATAATGCTAAGACTGCGCCTGTTGAACTTGCCGCGCTTCCTGCAGCTTTGAATATTCCCTGTCTATAAACCGGTATTGTTGTTTGTCCGTCATTTGCGATTTTCTCTGCTGCTGCTACTCCTGCACAGATAGCCTCGTCATTAGCTGCGTGGGTTGTGACTGTCATTGGATTTGCTAGAATTAACCAGGCTCCTTTTTCGATTCCTGCGCAATCAGCGCACGTCATGGGAATAGGAAGGCCTGTCTCATACATAAGGACTGCTTCATCTGCCATATTATCACCTAATAAGGCTTATAATGGATTAGATATTTAAATTTTGTGTTTTTCTTCTTCTATTCTCTTATCGGCTAGCTTTAGCATGGCCCTTTGAATTAAGAGGTTTTCTTCTGATTGTTCAATGAGTATCATTGCTTCTTTAGCTACTTTTTCCCATACTATTCTTTCTTTTGTACCCATTTTGATTTCCAAATCGTCTTTCTTTTCTTCGATTTCAGGGAAATTCTTCAATCTTGCCATCAGTTTTCACCCTTCATTATCCTTTCTTTGTATTCTTCGGGGGATTCGTCTAGCTTTTGGGGTTTGCCTGCTTCTGTCTCTCCACCTAGTTTCTGTTCTACCATCATACGTTCTTGGCGGTCTAATAGTTCAGATTGTGTCTTGTTTGCTTCTTCTAATCTGATTGCCGCGGCTGTTGCCTTTGTTATCATGTCGTCTGATTGTTCGGCCTCATTTGAGGGAGAAGTAGGGGGCGAATTTTTAGATGCAATCTTAGAATTCTTTTCATCTTCTCCTGTCTCAGCGGGGTTTTTTTCTGTCATATTATTTCCTCCTAGATTAGACCAAACTTTAGATTACTTGGTCTACTATCTTGTGCTATTTGGTTAGCTTCCTTTTTGTAGGCCATCCAAAATTTAGCGACTGCGATTCTGTCCTCTGCTTCTCTTTGTCTTTCTTTTGCTGCTTCTGCGGCCCAAAAAGCAGCGTTTTCAATCATGGCTTTTTTTTCTCTGCCCCTAGTATCTATTTGAGCGTCTAAACTAGCCTGCATTTTCCATTCCTGGTATTGCTTATTTAAGGCTATACTGTTCTGTGTGATTGTGATTTGTTGGTCGATTTCTTCCTGTTTTATCCTGGCATATTTTTCATTTTCGCTCTCGCCGATTTCTGCTGCTATCTTCATATCCATAGCTAATTTATCTTGAACTGCGGCCGCTGTCATGGCTAAGTGTCTATAATCTTTTAATCCCTGGATTGAATTGGCATAAGGTATAAGCGCCTCGTTGCTGTCCCAATATTCCGCGTTTTGTAAAACTTCCATTCTTGCTTTAGATATAATGTCATAGCCTTCAAAGTCTCCTGCTGCGAGTGCGTCTCGTCCAATAATGCTCACAGTTTGGGTCGCTTCTTCTACGCCTACAAATTCGCCGAAAATTTTTCCCCCTAGTGTTAATTCTAGAATAGATTTGGTTAGATAAACTGAGAAGCCTAAAGCCCCAGCAATTTCCCATGCAATTAAGTTGCCTGTTTTGGCTGCTGCTGCCCCTATTACTCCGGCGGTGTAAGTGTTTGTCGCTACGCCTGTGAATCCTTCTGCTGTGGGGCCGCCAATAGTCCATCCTGCGAATGTGTTAGTTGTTGCTTTTGCCGTAGTTGTTAGGCTTGATATTGCCCCACCCATAGCGCTTAAACTTGCCAGGTTTGCTATTGCTCCGGTCATAAGTCCAGCTGTTTCTATATCTCCCATTGTTTTGGGGTCTCGTCCCATTGGGTCGCCTGCGAGTGTTCCCCTTAACATACCGCTTACAAATTGCCCAGGTTTACTACTGAAAAATTTCTGTTTTCCTGTGGCCTCTGTGACTGTGCCTGCTCTAGCTGCTTTCCCTCCCCTATCTTCTTCAACAGGGACAGAACTTAAAGGGACAAAAGAATCGGGTTTTCTATTATCTTTACTTGGGGCGCTGCTTACTGTTGGGCCTTTGGTTACTTCTTCTTTTGGCTCCGTCGCTGGCGCTGTTCTTTTCTTTTTGATACTATCATACTTTTCTTTTATTGTTTGTCCCATCTTATCGCCTGAGCATAATTGTTAAGTCTCGTATTGCCTTAGTATTGTCTTTTATTGTTTTTGTGCTTTGATAAAACATCAACAAAAAAGCAAAAATCGGAAATCCGACTGTGCTAATTAATTGTGCGGATTCTATCATTTTTTCCCTTCCATCTCCGTTTTAGTATCATTGGGTTGTACTGCCCCTTCTTGTGGTTCTTCTTCTATTGTGTCGGTTTCTGATGGTGTGTCGCTTACTGCTTCATTTTGTAGACTTGCTGGGAATGTTAATTTAATTTCTAGGTTTAGCTGGCTTAATACTTGCTCCTCTATTGAAAGCTGTTCAGCTTTAACGCTTTGCTCATACGAAAGATAGACTATTTTTCCGCTTGCGTCTGTGAATTCCTTTGCGTTACCTACTATGATTTGAGGAGTATTAACAGCTTGGAAGAAATAATCATTAAGTTTGTCAATCCATGCAAGGGGGTTTAGGGTTGCATTTGGTGAAACTCCTAAAACTTCTACTTCGACAGTTCCTTTAGGGATATACATATTTTCCCCGCCTGCGTTTGCTTTGTCGTATTTTGTCTTAAACGCTGCGATTTGTGCGGTGTCGTCTGTATCTAAAGATATTTTCCATCTTGGTTTTATGTTTTGGTGGAGAACTGCTTTCCAGTCGTCCATTGCTTCATTACGAGCCAAAATTATCCATTCTACAGAAGGAATTACACTCGTCCCGTGGATTTCGTCTGCTAGCCTATCTCTCATTAAGTGGAATATTTGATTTGGTTTAAATCTCTTGTTTGGTGAGCCTTTGTTTATCTGTTCATATCTTTTGATTCTTCCTTTTTTGTCCCATACTGAAACCATAGAATCGGGGGCAATGGGCTTTAAATTAATGATATTATCGAGTTTGTCTCTGATTATTTCTGCATACGAATCGCCGTCGATAACTTTGACTTTAATTTGATTCTTGATAATTGAGTTAAATGTATCCATACCATTTCCTTTTATTGTGCCTAGTAGTAAGGTAGTGGTTGGGTCTGCTGTAAATCCCGCACCTATCGTCCATGTGGCCTTCGTGTTGATTGCGGTCTTTAGTTCTGGAATAGTCTTATAATATCCCAGGTTTTGGCTCCATGTTGTAGATTGGTGTCGAGTTTCGTTGCTGTTTCCTGCTGCGTCTGTTGTTGCGGTTGGGACACTATAATCAGTCATGGCTGTGCTTAACTCGCTTGCGTCTGCGCTTCCTATGTCTGTATCTGGCATTATCTCCACCCTCGTTTTATTGAATATTCCTGAATGTCGTGAGTGTCGAATGTTGCTACATACATCTTAGACCCATTGGGTTTAAAATATAGTCCCGCGACATTGCCGTCGGGGGTTATTGTGAATAGGCTCTCTGCGCCCTTAGATGATACTACAAAAGGCTTAGTCAATACATACTCGCTGATAATTGCGCTTTCGTATGCTACATATAATTTAAGGCCGTTTTTGCTAAAAAAGAAAGCTTCTACAGGATGGGCGACGCCAGTATCTTCTACTAAAGTGCCTGTTGAAATATCCCATGCAGTAGACAATCTAAATGTTTTTATTGAATTGGAAGTAGGACGAGCAAGAAACATCTCTTTCCCATCATCTCTAAAAAATATACAAGGTACTTCCCCAGCGCCCGCGGCATAAGTGCGGACGTAGGTCTCTGTTGAAATATCCCAGGGTGTAGCTAAATCGTACTCGTAAACGCTTACGTTTGCATTTCCTGAGAAATACATTTTTGTCCCATCTGCCTTAAAGAATATTCCTCTTATAGCGGTGTCTCTTGCGTCTACGTCTAAGGTTCTGACTACTGTTATTGTGGAGATGTCCCACCTAGTACCAAAAACATATTCCCCTATTGTAGAAGCGCCGCCCGTGTCGTATGTGATATAAGCGTGTAATCCGTCGGGGCTTACAAATATCCCTTCTATTGCGAAGCCAGTATCTATTAGCTGCTCAAATCTGGCATAGTCTAATTCCCAGTTCACGTTAGTTTCCTCTGTATTGGTAATTGTTTCTCTTACGTCTGATTGCTTGAGGATTCCTCCTGCTACATCTACAGCCATTTTTTTATCGATAATTCTTTATCTAAATTGGGGAGTTTGCCCTCGCTTCTTTTCTCGAAGGGTTGGGCGAGACCTATTCTTAATTCTTCTTCACCGACATCCATCCCGCCAAAAAATACATTACCTAATAGTCGGCCGTATTTGCCTACTCTTTGGTTGGGGTCAATCTTTATTTGAACTTCCTTCCCTTCTATCCTACCTTTGACAAACTCTCGGGCCGCTTCTCCTCCTTCATTGAGTTCCTTAGAATCAATATTAAGGAATCTTAGGGGAAATTCAAAATCCCTAAAGCCCGTTTTTAATGTGATGGTGTCGCCGTCGTGTACTTTGGTGACTGTGGCGTAAAAATCTTCGGTTATTTGCTGATGTGGTGATGATAGGCCGAATTCATTAATCTGAGTATTTGTGAGTTCGGGGTAATTCTTATAGTCATGGTCGAATAACATTATATTGTGCCTTTGGATAAAAAGTCAGTCCATTTCTTATCTTTTAACAAACTCATACCTCTTAGTGCCGAATCTCTTAAAATATTAATCATGTCCTCGGCTTCTATTCTTGAGGAGAAGCCGCTCATATCGTATTGAATGGCATAAATCGCGGCTAAGTTGCTCGCGACTTCGGTGAGTGTTCCTCTTGTTTTTGCTGGGAGAGCAGTAAACGCAGCAGTATCTATCGCAAACACTTTCCTACAGAGATTATTAATTAGGGCTTCGGCCTGTCCTATATATGAATTGGCAAAAGCCTCGGTTATAGATGTTGAAGAAACACCAGCACCACACTTATATTCAAATTCGGCGATTGTTGGGACGTATATTCCTGTGAAAGCCATTATACCTCTTCCTCCTCTGCTTCTTCTGGGTCTTCTTCTTTTTCTTTTTCTTTATCGACTTTAGTATTAAGTTTTTTGTCTAATTTCTTGATATTCTGCTCGGATTGCTTCATTCTGGCGATTATTTCCATAAAAAGGCTTAAAATCTTTGAATTATTTAAGTTTATTGGTTATTTTGGCTTGTTTCTTCAATATACATAAATATCTAAGCCCCTTTCCTTCGTACACCAGCAGGCCCTTACCATAGCCTCGGCTAAATGTGCGTAATCTCCGTAAATCTTCACGTTGCGGTTGGCCTTATCCTTCTCTCCATATTCAAACGTTATGCTCTTGAGGGAGCGGAGCAACATTAAGTTAGATATAAGTTCCAGCTTGCCCGTTTCCATTAACATTAAGGAATTGCTATATAAATCTTCCTTCAAAATGCCGCGTTTTTTTTCTTCGCCCTGGATTTGTAGTCTCTTGCTGGCGTTATTAAGACCCACAACCTTTCTTCCCAATCTATCAAGAAGTATGTCCGTAACTGCTCCACCGACTCCCCCATCATCAATAAATATTTTGTTAAACTTGAATTCCCTATCGATAGCTTCGATTCTTCCAATAGTGTCAGTTGTAGACACTCTGTCCGTTGTAAAACATCTGACAATTCTGAGACTATCTTTATGTAATTCGCATACGACAAAAGCATTTTCGTCACCTCCATAACGTGCTATGTCCACTCCTAAGTAGTAGCGGTATTGTGGTTTGTAATCCGCTGCTTTATTCCACTCAATAAAATTCATACACTTCTTAATCAAATTTGTAGGAAAGAATTGGTTCCATTCGTCGCAAAATTCCCCTAAGTACTCCTGGCGGTACTGCGCTTTAGTCATTCTTAGCTTTTCTTTTCTTAGGAAATCTTTAGGAATCCTGGGGCAATCTTCGCTGCTCACATGAAAGCTGCGGAAATCATCATCTGTAAATGAGTTGAAGAAATAGCCACCTTTTCCGAATGGCGTGGATAGGAGAATTATATATCCCATCCCTCTGAGTTTTCTCGAGACAGCAATCATCGGCGTACAGGCCAGCCAAACATTTTCGCTGATATATGCTGCTTCATCAGCTATAAGCATATCTATTGTGAAACCTCTGATAAAATAGCCTGTCCTTCCTGCGGGTAATGCGTATATTTGGGATTTGTTCTTTAATCTTATCCTGGTCAGGGTTGGGGGTTCTGCATATATCTTTTCTTTTTCGTTTATTAGGTCTAAGTTCCCTCTCACCTTTTCGAAAAGTAGTGAGGATTGACGTTGCGATGCTGCAATGATTAGGGTTGTCGTCCCAGGATTTTCCTGGGCAAAGGCCGCAGCTTTTGCAGATATCACTTCGCTCTTTCCTACTTGGCGGCCACTCCGTAGGGTGACGTTTCCCTTTGTTTCTAGTACTTCCTTCTGCCATTTGTCCCACTTAAACATAGTCGCTCATGCTGCAAGATAGCCAATAGTATAGGTCTGCTTCATTCATTTGATAATAGGGTCTAATCGCCCACTCCTTATATTTTATATTACTTCACGAGGTTCGCCATCAGGCGAAATTATAAATTATATAATTTGTTATTTTGTGAGATAAATTTATGGAGGCCTACACACACACACACATCAATCCAATCAAGATTCGTTAATACATATCATAGTGGGGTGGGGTGGCGGGGGGTCCGAAGGGTGTGGGGTGTGTTGGTGGGGTT